CACCAAAGGTCATCCACTTAGGCTTGCGGTTATCTAATGCTCGACCAACTGCACCAGTATTATCATGAGTAAAGTACAACACACGATTAATAGCTGGGGCATACCTTACCTCGATCATCCTCTCTTTGTACGCATCGTAGGCATTTACTGATTGTAGATACTCTACTGCTTTGGGATGATTATCGATGTCTGATAAAATAGCGGGGATATCATTATTACGCTTAACAGCACGTTTAATGGTACCATTTAGCCTGTCTTTAACAGCCTCTATAGACCGCCCCGTATTATATGCACCTCGAACAGTACAGGATGCTTTATAGCAATTCCATACAGTACGTCCATCGATCTTACTAATAGTGAATTTCTTACGACCACCACAGAACGGACAATCTAATGTCTTACTATCCCCTTCTTTGAGGGTAATATCCTTGATGATACTTATTTGGTCACTTCTAGTATAATTCATGTTATATCCCGATATAGGGTTAGTTCGGGGCCAAACGGCCCCTCACTTATATCCGAAAAAAACCATCTGTCTAGTGTTATCTTCAACACTTAGTTATCGGAATACAATCGAAGGGTATATGTAACCCATTGATATCATTAAATAGACCAATAACCTGAAGGTCGCAGGTTCAAATCCTGCTCCCGCAACCAAACAACTGATTTCATTAGGTTTTACCTTCTGATTTTGTGTTGTTTTGGTCTTTTTTGTCTATTTTGTTCATTTCAGATCTTTTTTTAGCCTGTTGGCGCTCTTCTGGCGTCATCGGACGTATGTCTGGCGTAGATTCGTCTCTCTCGTACCTGATGTGGTCCTCAATAAAGTCGTACACCAACTGCATATCCATCTTGGCTGCCGCACAGTAGAGGACTAGCCTAAGCCCTTCCTCTGCTAATAGTCCACGAGCGTGTGTGTCCATGTGAAAGGTGTAGGTTGCACTACCATCCTCGTGTTCTTCTACGGTTTCTACGCCGATCAGTCCTGCGTCTTTATCCATCATCCTTCTCCATGAATTCACAGACCTGATCGAAGGGTAAGAGTGTACTGAGTGCTAATGCTTCACGATCTCCCGTGCCGCTGTGTACGCTGTGCAGCTTGGTGACATCCATGATGTAGACATCACCGTCAGCCGCAGCAAACCTACTGATAAGATCCACGTCGTCAAAGTGATAGCACTCACCATTAGTCTGGTTCTCAATCTTAAATGGCTTACGCCCTTCCTTCGGTGCGTTGAAGTCAGTCATATAACCGCCAGCCTTCAGGTAGATGTTGATCACAGTGTTAACCCCGCTATCGATGTGCGGGATAACGTCTCTATTAATCGTCATGTACAAAGGCACAAACTTACTGTGATGCTCTGCAGGTATCTTATCCAAGAGCGGTGCTAGACCTGTGATAGTAGGCCCACAGTCGTTGTACCGTATGCCTTTGAAGCCATCCTCAGTATCTTTGCCATAGCGTGTGATCTCACGCTCACCTTCGGTTACTACGAGGTCAGGCAGGTCTACCTTTATCTTCTTGTAGTACTGTCTCATGACTCATCCGATGGGCTAGAGTTGTCGTTGGCGGCCTTCCATACTTTGCGTACACTTTCACGGCTCACGTCTTGGTTGATGCCTTTGGACACCATCTCTCTCACCCATGTTGGTGAGATGTCATAGTATCGGGCTGCGTGTGCCATCGATGGGAAGTCCTTGCCAAATACTCGGCAGCTTACACCTCTTCTAGAGATAGTTGGTTTGGGTGTGTTATGTTTTACCATTAGAAGTCTGGTTCTCCATTTTCATCAAAGTTCGGTCTGCGATATGTGTAAGTGCGTTCACCGTGGTCATTCTTGACCTGATTGGATGCCAAGTTTGGTGCCTCGGGCATGTACGCAATCACGCCTATCATTTCGAGTTCACGATTGAGGCTTACTGGTAGTTCGTTTTCCATTGTCCACCTTTCGTAGTTCGTCCCGTATTACTTTCACCAAATCGATAAGGCGCTCTGTAGCGTGGTGGGCTGGCTTGCCTGTCAGCCTCTGTAGTTCCTGCTCGAACGCTTTACGTGCCTCATTGATGTCCTTCATGCTGCCACCTTTTCTGCATACCTCTCGCTGCGGTCTTGCGAGTTGGGTTCACATATATTTCCAGCATCTGGCGTGACGTGTGACCAGTGACCGCTGCTATCTCATCTTCAGTACAGCCAGCCTCACCCATCGTTGTGGCTCCTGACCGTCTTAGGTCACGGATCTGTAAGTTAGGGTCTAGCTTGGCGACTGTGCGTACATGCTGCGCTATCTTGGCGTACATACGCATGTCGTAGGGGCGGCCTGTGGCCTCGTATGTGATGATGAACTCATCGTCATCGCCCCGTTGGATGTCAGAAAACCTTTCACTTAGGCGTGGAGACAATTCTAGGTTCATCTCCTGCCCAGTCTTTTCCTGTGTGAAACTGAAGAGGTCACCAGTGAAGTTAGACCAAAGGAGCTGACGCATATCTCCCGGCCGCTGACATAGATCGTAGCAAAGCAGGGCCAGTGTACCGACTGAACTAAAGCCTAGATCATCCGCTGTTCTCACGAATGTATCTACTTCGTCTGAGGTCCACCGTGTACGGCGTGGGTTCAGCTTCTGTAGGCCCATCTGTTGGAATGGGTTAGATGCAGAGTCAGACAGAACGCCCCGTCTGCCTACAAACCAGATCCTACGCAGGACTTTAACCACGCTGTTGGCTCGGTGTAGGCTCTTGTTGTTCTTCAGTACTAGGAACAGATCGTCTGCAGTCTTAGCGGTCACGTTCTTAATCAGCATACGCCCGAAAGGTATGTTGGCCTGACCAATACGCATCTCACTGGCTGTCCTGTACAAGAAACTGTACGTCCGCCGACTGTTAGCAGACAGTTTTTGGTATGCATCACGACTGGTGTAGAACTGCCATAGGGCATCTACTGTATCCTCTTCGATGTGCATCTTCTTGGTCACCCGTTGACTACGCTTGTAGTCATCGAAGGCCTTTTCAAGCTCTACAGAGCGATCTTTGGCCTCATGGTATGTGTCGTAGGGTTCATACCCAACATCTAAAGCCTTCCTTACAGCCCTAGAGGGGTTGATAACCCACTTAGTTCCGCCTTTCAGCTTCACCTTTTGCATGTATTTGTAGTGGCGTTTCATTCCTATACCTCACATAGTTATACGCCCCGTTAAGATGCACGGACACCTAATACCGGTCAAGCAAAATAATGTGTGGACACCTAACTAAGTGTCTGGTACAGTGCTTTTAGGGTCTTCCCTCCCCTAGACCCTTTACCCTCCCTGTTGGCATTTGCTCCAACGCCTCACTGGCCCCGTCGTTAACTCGGCGGGGTCTTTTTGTTGCATAAAAAAGAGGGCCGATGGCCCCCAAGAAACTACTTACACGTCGAGTTTTTTACTACGATGCTAGTACTACGGCGATGGCTTCATACCCTTCGTCGTGGTCGTCATCCCTATATTCACATACAAAAACAGAGCCTTCGTCCGTCTTGAGTAATACTTGGTTTTTATCGTTATTTTCTGCGGCGTCTAATAGGGCATTGCCCAGCTCGACGGCACATGCTTTGGATATTATCATGGCTACCTCAAATGCTGGAGTATCAGTGTGGGATCAATTGATGAACCAATTTTACTTAGGCGTCAAGCCATAACTACTACACACATTGTTTCGAACTTATACACATAGCTATACACATACCTGACACACGCTCCTGCCGCTCCTGCCACCGAATCGGTGGGGGGTGGTGGTGGTCGATTGCACGGTTTCGTTATCTAATAAACATCGAACTGGACACCGAGGTCACACTGAATTATGGGTTGGGTTGGGGCGGTTCCCGTCCCGCAATTCTAACTGGAGAAAATGACCAAATGACTGACAATTTGAAATGGTATCAGATAACCATGACCATGACAGGGCTACTGCAAGCAGAAGACGATGCAGATGCCCGAGACAAGGCCTCGGAATATTTCGACATCACTGACCTGAACACTGGGCGCATTGAGGTGAAAGATGTCACGCCGTCCTATGACATGGAAGGGGCCGAATAATGCTGAC